TGGATAGTTGATGCAAAGCAGCTTGATTGCATCAGCAGGCGTTTGAAGGTTGTAATACTCGTGCTTCTGGCCGTACTTCTCACCCAGCTCACCCGCCAACAGAACTAGCTGCATGGCGAAAAACTGCTGCAACGCTTTGCCTATAGTAACGGCTTAAGGGCTCTAAAGCACTCAGGCTGTTCATTCGCTGGTGCAGGATCTTATCCCCTCCGACATAAATTGCCGCGTGCATTGGATTTCTTGTGCCAAGCCGCATGATTAGAACGTCATGCTCAGACCGTTCATCAAAAAGTACCGGCTTAAAACCAATGGCCTTTGCGTGCTTGAAAAATATGCTGTCTGTACGCTCCAAAGATTCAGGACGCGGGAAATCCGGCAAGTCAATCTTGAGTAACCCGTAATACTCGCGAAGCAAGGAGTAGCAATCAGTCTTGCCGTAGTCCCACTGACGGCCTAACAAGGCTTGATAGTTAACCATTGATCATCTGGCACAGAGTAAACGTACCAAGGAATCTTGGTCTGCGTACAGGCTTTACGATCATGCTCGCTGACTGGTGTGCCTTGCGGGTGCGAATGCACTACAGCTTCAATCGTGCCAGCAAACATGGCACGGGTATAGTCAGCAGGATTGATCGCAAAATCTGTAGCTGGATCTAGTGCAATGTTTTGGCAAGGGAAGTAAATCCCATCAACAACTAAACCACACGCTTCGTAGGGGCAAACAGTTTTAGCGTGTTTTTCCGCGTTAAGCCTGAAGTCTTGCTCCATAGAAACCGCCATAAGGCAAATCCACGTCAGTGCCAAACCTTTTTTGACAGCTTGACAAACGCTTGCCACATATATCGTTGACTACCTTTCCGTTTTCAATAATTTTTTGATCGTTCGGTATTCTGGCGTCGTTTACGGTAAAACATTTGCTGTCTTTATAATTGCACTCTTCACCTTTGTACTCCCAAGGGCAAAACTCTTCAATCGTCCTGCGTGGCAGGCTTATATTGATTAAATCAATTTTTGGCGAAAGCTCAAACTCAACAAATTGTTGATTCTCGCCGGAAACTCGATCGATATACCAAGTCTCTACAATTTTTGCGTTGGGGTCAGATGTGTCGTTAAAGGTTTGCATGATTAGCGAATCATTGCCTTCTGTTGTTAACGCATCAGCAACGTCTGACTCAGCCGCAAAAGGCACTTGCTGATTAAAGTTAGTCGTATCAATAAATTTAGCAAATGTACGAATCCTTTGAACCTTTGCACCCAGAGGGTTGTACGTCAGCATTAACTGCGTAATCGCGTTATTTACGTTTGCGACCTTTAGCGTTGGCCTAGGCAACGTTCCCCTTGCTGAAAACTCAAACCCATCAACTTCAACTGGTACGGCTGAATATGTTTGATTATTAAACTTAATGTCTTCTGTTAAGCCGTTCTTGCCTGCGTGGTAGTACAAAGTAACTTCAGGCCCATCATTCATTGCTGGCGTCAGATAAACCTCAAACAAATCAATAACCGCTGTTGGCGCAAGGCGAAGCAGCTCTTCAGCTAACGGTTCAAATGCTTCCCAAGTGCATGTCCCATCAATCAGTTCTTGCGTAATCTTGAACGGAAACGACGGCTCTTGGTTAGGGAAGCCGTCATAAGTGTCAAGAGTAGCTGTCGTTCCAGCAACAATGCACTTAAACCCAAGCGTGTTGTTTTTTGCGGGTTTAGCGCGAACAACGTCGCCAAGCTCGTAAGCCCTCTCAGCTTCCCACTTATGTAGTTCGTAGGGATAAGCCATTAAGTCTCAAATACTTGAACGAAAGTAGCTGTAATGTTAAACAAATTCAAATAAGGCATTGTCTTCGTCCAGTTTGCACAAGTCCATTTATAAGTAGTCCCCTCGTCCGGTGGCGACCAATTGAATGATTCAACACCCTTACGAGCCTCTAAGAAATCCTCAATGGTGTTGGTATCAGTTGCTGTTCTATTTTGCCAAGACAAGCTCCAAACTTTTGGATCCTGATTAATGCCAAAAGTTGCGCGTTGCGAATACCCCGAGCCAAACTCGATTGATCGAACATTCGGTTGAGCTTTTTTCGAAGCCCCATAATCCGGGGCGATATCAGGGAAATTAGCCATTAACTCAACAGTCCTCCAGGTCGTTTTTGCTTGACTAGCTCAGCCTGCACGGCTGCACCAATCGCAGCACCAAGTGCCTTGGCATTTGGCTGATCACCTTGCACGTTAGAACCAGAAGCATCAACGTTGATAACTACATTACTAGCCCCGCCGCCGGAAGATTCAACGCCAAGCTTGCCGTTAGAACCACGGCGCAAAGGCATGATTGCTTCTGTGCCTGCCTCACCCATCAAGCCGTAGTTGCCGACGCCACCCTGCTTGTATTGAAACAAAGTTGGTTTAGTGACTAGACCACCCTTGGCGTAAGGGACGATTCCGTTCCTGGCTACTGCAAGACCGTTTGCTGCCATGGCACCAACACCCCCAGGAATTGTTGTGGGAGGAGTCATGCCTTTGGTTACCCCACCTTTTGCCAGACCCAAGAAGCTGCCTATCCCTGTCATCGAAAGAGCTTTAAATAGTGCAGCCTTGGCAAAGATTCGCGCCAGGTCTTGCAGTATGGAACTGGTCATTTCTGCGAAGCTTGACTTGCCTGTTGCTACAAAATCAGCAAAAGCATCACCAAAGCTATTAACTGCTTGAATGCCAGCCTCGCCTAATGCAGTGTTCAGATCCATTGCTGACTCGAATACCTCTTCCAAGCCATCCTTGAACTTGCCCAAAGGACTCGCTGCCTCTACAAGCGCAGCATGTACAGCCTCAAACTGTTCAGGAAATAGCTTGGTGAGTTCAAAAGCTTGCTGTCTGATTTCTGCTTGCTCCCCTTCCTCCTCTGTTATCTCTCCTGTTACTAGTTTGATCTGAGTTAAAGCAAGTGCTTTTTCTTGCTCCTTCTTGGTCCTATCTTCTGCTTGCTTCTTAAGAGACTCTTCTAATGTAAAAATTTGATTAGCAGTTTTTACGTTGATTTTGTTGATCTCTACTCGTTCTTTTTGAGGTTCAAGTGCCTTAGCAGCTTCTAGTGCGGCTTTTTCTGCTGCCAAGATTCGTTCTTTAGTTAGTTGTACGCCTTTTTGCCTTAAATTATTTTGCGCAATTAATGCATCTGCTTCTGCCTTAAGTATGTCTGTCGATACTTTGCCGCTTTTGCCGCCTGTGCCTGATTCAGCCGTAGGGGCACCGTAATCAAAACGCTCAAATGGCCCAGTCAAATACCCTTCAGCAGCACCTTGACTAGGATCAGTGTCAGTAATTTGATTTAATTTTGTTCTAAGGCGATCGACTTTTTCATTCAATCTGTCGACCTCGTTTTGCGCTACATCAACCCCAAAGTCACTGCGAGCTGGAATGATTCCCTCTTCGCTTTTACTTCTTTTTGGAACTTTCTTCTGAGCTCCAATAAGCCTTTCTATTGCCTCGTCTCGTTCATTCTCTATTTTTGATAAACTTGCAGTCACCTCAGCAACACTGCCTTTTTTGAGCAAGTCATTAAATCTTTGTTGTTCTTTGGAGGCGTTAAAAATAGCGCCAGCAAGTATTCCAGCCCCCACTGCAAGTGCAGTGAATGGATTGGCTAGACCGGTTGCAATTAACTCCCCTTTGATAAGAATTAAGGTCGCTCTTATTCCCTTAAGGCTTGCAACAATCGCAGCAATTTTTGCTGCAGCGAACACAGCAAAAGCAGTCGTTGCCGCTACAACAAGAGTGTCTAAATTCTTCGCAAGAGCAAGAAATAAATTGGCTATTTTAGGAACATTTGCTGTCAAAAACGGAGTTATTTCTTTTATAAACGCAGCGAATGCATTCTGAAACTGCGCTCCAATCGGAATCAAGGCAGTTCCAATTTCGGCTTGCATGTCTTGGACCGCAACAGCCAATCTTGCGCCAGCTTCTGCGTTTGAATTAGCAATTTTAGAAGCAGTGCCAGAATAAGTATCTCCCAACTCAACAATAAAATTCATTAACTCATTCAACCCAACCGTTCCAGCCTTTAAATTCTTCTGGAGCTCAGGCAGAGTCATTTCGTTCGCCTTCGCGAACATCGTCACGGCACCTGGAAGGCGCTCGCCCAGTTGCCCAGAAAGTTCTTCTGCAGAAACCTTGCCTTTGGAGAAGACTTGAACCATCGCCGTGATAGCACCCTTCACGTCCTCAGTGCTGCCGCCAGTGGCCTTAATTGCCGCAGTAACGTTTTTAAAGGTTGTCTCAGCATCTGCAATGGGTCCGCCAGCGCCAGTTACGGCCGCAGTCAATCGAGTTACTCCTCGGACTGCCTCTCTTTGAGGGACATTGAACCTTTCAGTAGCATCCCGCGCCGCATCCAAAGCACTAGCGAAATTAGCTTGACTTGCTGAAGCGTTGCCCTCAACTCTTGAAACACCTTCCAATGCAATTTTGAGTTTCTCAATATCAGCTGCATAATCAGCTGCACCAGCGGTTAGCTCTCTAATTCCCTTTAGCTGAGCACCAATAGCAGCACCAGCAAACGCGCCTTGGACGCCACCAAGCGCAGCACCGCCAAGCGCACCCACTGCACCTTCTGGACCGCCAAAAATGCCGCCAGAAACAACTGCACCAGCAACCTGTGTTGCTTGACGGGCACCACCACCACCGCCTTTGCGACCTTGAGCCTTGTTTAACTGCTTCTCATATTTCCCAATGTCAGCAGTTAGCTCTTTAAACTCCTTGCTATTGATATCTGCTTCTCTTCTTAATGCTCTTAAAGCCGTAACTTGCCCTTCAATCGTGCTAATGCTTTTATTTCCGGCAGAAGCAAGAGTATTTATTTCACTCCTAAGCTTTCGCATTGCAGGCTGGGTGTTGCCTGAAACAACCTGCTGCAGCCCTTTAAAAGAGCCCTTGATTTTATCGACAATCTGTTGAGTGCCAGCGTCCTTAAACTCAAGCCTGATGGAAAGAGTTTCAATTGCCTTTGCCATCAGAGCGTTTCCGGAGTTCCTTTAGGGCTGCCGCCTCCATTATCTGAAGACGCTCGAGCATGTCTCTACGATCCTCCACATTGTAGAGGCCAAACAAGCCTTCGGAACCTAGCAATACCTCATACTTCAAACCGACATATCCACTCATTGAAACCTGCCACTGGGTCTGCAGTCGCAAAAACATGATGACTGCATCCCAGTTTTCATCCCAAACCTCGAAATGCGTAGATTCCTTTGGCTTCGGCTTTGGCAGGCTTATCCCAAAAGCAGCTGCATCATCATTGGTTTTGTCCTCGACTTCTTTGCCGCCGGACGCCCAATAAATCGCAGCCTCTCTTAGTTTCCCGACTCTGCTCCCTCGTAGGTCTTGGTGTAAGCACCAAGCACAGCTTTTACCCAGTCGACATCATCTGCGAACTCTTCAAGCTCCTTCCCTGAGAAAGGGACATTCTTGCCTTCCTCATCTTGGATGCCTTCCCATCCCACCATGACTTTCTTCAGCAATGGCAGCCCAGAGTCTTCTCCTAAAGAATTAAGCTCGGAAAGTTTTATTCTTTTGAATACAGCCGTAAATTCAAATTTGTCAAATTCGCCTGGACGATCCTCGCTTGGTTCTGTTACTTCGACAGGCCATTTAAAGGTTTTTACCTTTTTACGTACAAAAGCCATTGGGTAAGTGCATAAGCAGAATTAGCTTACACAAAAAAAGGGAGCCTGAAAAGGCTCCCAAAGTCACAACAAACAGTTGATCAGGTGTAGATCAGATCAAACTCAGCATTGGCGGCAGAGTCAGGCACGCATGTGTAAGGGATCTCAAGCATCGCAATGCCGTCTTGATCTCCATAGGAAACATCACCAATGTCCACCTTCGCAGAAACGAACTGAACAATGTTTCCAGCTGTTGCCCCGTGAGTGAACTGCAAGTTGCCTAACGCTGCATCGTCATCAACGGCAGCAGCGAAGAAGTCCTTGGTTGCCATCAATACCGCTTCAATAGAAACAGAACCAGCCACTGCACGATCGGTGATCAGCACCTCTTTGCTGCCTCCCACAAGCTCGCGGTAAACCAGTGAAGTGCCAAGGTCCATGCTGAAAGATTGCAAGGCTCCGGCGTACGACAAGAGTTGGAAGCTGCTTGTATTGCCATTTTTGAAGATCAAAGGATCATCTTGGTTGGCATATGTTGGAGTTGGCAGCGCAGTGTCATCTGGAGCGTTGTAAATGCCAGTGAAAGCGAAATCCAAAGAAGGGATTTCACCAACAGTTGCATTTAGGGTCAGATTGCCCCTGCAACCAGTCACCTTGTGGCGAACGCCATCAATGTTGTAATGGATGGTGACGCTGTTGAAGCCGCTTGACTCTGGCTCGTACTTAACTGAGGCGCCAGCCGCAACAGTTTCGCTCAATCCGCAAGCTTGAATTGCTTTGCCGTACTGAGGAGCAGTGCCAGCAGTACCGGATCCAGCGAGTTCAACACTAAAGGTGCATTCAACCTTTGTGTTTGCCAGCAATTGCTGAGATGCGCCCATGTAAGGACGAATCAAGTTACGACTGACTACATCACTCGACTGCGGGGTGATGCTTAAATCCCTTACCAGGACTGCGTCAGCTCCGGTCGGTGTCGGATCCGTCCCGTAAGTCGACTCCGTCTCGATCAGAATCAGGCGCTTTCTCAGTAGCAGTGCCATCGGATGTTCCCTGGGATGGTTGTGGTGGCAGCGTACGCATAATTAAAGTGCGAACGCCTGTTTCGGGATCCAGCAGGTAGCTCCCGCCTTGACCACTGTGTTCATCTGACATGGTAAATGGAGAGCGTGGTTAGGTTTTAGCGTAGCCCGAAAGCATTACTGACTTAAATCAGCAACTTGAGTGCGGTATCGAATTTCAAATTCGCAGGAGATCACACCAGCTGGCTGATCCGCCTCTAAGAGCTGATAACTAGTTTGAGCTGGCTGCACGTCAATTGCGTAACCCCCCAAGGTGAGGTCCGCCATCATCTTGCTGTGCAAAGACTGAATAGTGTCATCAGCTGCCTGGTCAGGGACCAAAGCTCTTTCAAATACAACAATCCTGACTCTTAAAGTCCAATCCAGCGTTGGCAGGCTGGTGTTCTGAACCGGGTTGTCAGAAACAGGCTCAATGACAATTGCAGGTGCCTCTGCCCTGCTCATTGGCTCCACACGACTTCTATAAATCCTGGTGCCTACACCCGTGGTCCCTGTCAATGCCGTTTTTATGGCAGCAAGAATGTTTTCGCGCTTTGTTGTCATCGAATCAATCCTTCATAAGCATCACACGCATAATCTTGCCATCGTCAAGCAGCATTGGCTCGCGCACCGTATAAGCCACGCCCTCGACAGTCATTGCGTCTCCTCTTGAGACGGTTGAAAAATCAGAAGTCTTGACCACAACTGCGTAATCAGTGGTCAGCACGACTCCATCAGCAATAATTTC